CATTGCCGGGGCGGCATCTACGTGGCGATGTCGTCCAGCGAACTCGACGTGTTGCAGGCCGCGTTCCGCGCCGCCGGTGGCAAGTGGTCGACCTTCATCATCTGGGCCAAGAACACCTTCACGCTGGGCCGCGCCGACTACCAGCGCCAGTACGAGCCGATCCTGTACGGATGGCCCGAGGGCGCGACGCGCCACTGGTGTGGCGACCGCGATCAGGGCGACGTCTGGGCCATCAAGAAGCCGCAGAAGAACGATCTGCACCCGACGATGAAGCCGGTGGAGCTGGTGGAGCGCGCAATCCGTAACTCAAGCCGTCCGGGCAACGTGGTGCTCGATCCCTTCGGCGGCTCCGGCACCACCCTGATCGCTGCAGAGAAGTCAGGCCGCGTGGCGCGGCTGATCGAACTCGATCCGAAGTACGTGGATGTGATCGTGCGCCGGTGGGAGGACTTCACCGGCCAGACGGCTATCCGCGAGGCGACAGACCAGGAGGTGTGCGCCAGTTGAATCCGCGCGCAGGCGCTTTGGTTTCTTCTTCCTCGGCGATGCGCCGCAGGATTTGCATGGTGGTGAGATCGCGCGGCAGCGCCAAGCACATCACGCGCACGGCCTGTTCAATGGAGACATTCGGACGCCGGTTGGCAATCAGCCAACGCAGCGCCTGTTCGCGTTCGGCGGCAGGCGTGTTCATCAGGCGGCCTGCTCGTCGCAGATGTCGCAGTGGATCACAAAGCCCGTCAGGTAAGGCAGCCCGCGCGGGATGCCGTAGTCCCTGCTGGTCTGGCGGCCAATCGTCCAGCCCATCCAGCGCCCGGTGGCTGCGTTGACGGCGTCCTGCAGAGTCTTGCCTTCGTAGAGCCCGTTCTGCACGTCGTCGGCAAAGTGGCGACCGTGGCGGCTGTCGAGGAAGATGCGCACCGATTCGAGGGGCTGGCCGGTGGCATCCGAGATGGCGGTCATGGCCTGCGGCCACGCGGTTTCGGCGTGTTCGTTCATCGTGCCCCAAAAGCCCCAGTCGGTGTTTTGGGTGGCGGGCATGTGGTTGGTGGTCATGGTGTTTTCTCCTTCGGGTTGATCGATGCGACACCCGTAGTAACGCGCTGTCCGATGGAGAAGCCAAGCTGTTCCTGGCTTCTTTCTCGATCAATTTCGATCACCCGAGACGGGCCACGTAGCGGGCATAGTCACCACCCTCTGGGTTGACGTACAGATGGGGGCGACCGGGTGCGGTGACTTCGACACAGAGGTAGCCGTCGCCGGTTCCGCCGCCCTTGCCGCGCAGCCAGTCGCGCGAAACCAACAGCCTGCGCGTGAAGGCGTCGAACTCGGCGGCAGTGAGTTCCTTGGTTTCGGTGACGTAGACCTTGCACTGATCGCCTCCGCCCAGTTCGCTGAGATCGGCAGGTTTGCGGGCGAATGGCAGGCGGACGCTGAGTTCTTCGACTTGCAGGGCGGTGTCGCCAAACTGCAGGGTGCGCGGGCTGCGCTCGATGGTGATGGTCATGGTGGTCATGGCGTTTTTCCTTGTGTGGCGTCGTCAATCACGACACCAGCATGAACGCGCTGTTCAAGCAGGAAGCCAAGCTATTCTTGGCCTCCTGATTGATGTTTTTCATTGGGCGGCGCGGGCGCGCATCAGTTCGGCCTGCGCGGTGGCGATCATGTCCAGGCGCACGTTACTCGGGACGTAGGTGGCAAGGTGCCCGAGCGCCCAGTTGAGCACGTTGGCCTTGTCTTTGATCTCCTGCGCATCCTCGTAGCGGGTGATGTAGTGGTCGAGTTCGGCCAGGGCACGCTCCAGCGTGGCGCGGGCGTTGGCCAGCGCGTCGTGGCCGCTGCGGGTGGCGTATTCGATCTCGTAATCGGCTTGGGATTTCATGGTGCGTTCTCCTTGGGGTGGTTGCTTGCGACACCCACATGAACGCGCTGGTGGCGAGAGAAGCCAAGCTATTTCCGGCCTCTCTCGCCATCATCTTTAGGCGATGCGGTAGACCCGCTCGCCGCCCTGCGGCTTGTCCGACGTGATGGTCAGGCCGAGTTTTTTCTTGAAGGCTCCGGCGAAGGTGCCGCGCACCGTGTGCGCCTGCCAGCCGGTGGCGGTGCAGATCTGGCCGATGGTTGCGCCCTCGGGGCGTTGCAGCATCCGGATCACTTCGGCCTGCTTGCTGTTGTCCCGGGTGCGGGGCTTGGTTTGTGCTGGCGTCGAATTCTTGGCCCACTCGGCCTCACACGCGGCCACGTCGGCCTCCAACTCGGCGTCGGTGGTCTGCGGTGCTGCGGTGGCGTCAGGCGCATCCTGCGCCGCTTCGGCGTTGGCGATGATCGCGTCGAGGTTTGCCTCGAATTTGGAGATGCGCGGGCGCTTCATGCCCAGGGCGTCGTAGCCCTCGGCGGCGACGCACCAGCCCTCGCCATCGCGCGTGATCAGGGCGCGGTTGAACATCCCGTCGAGCACCTTCTTGCGTGCGCCGCCTTTGATGTTGTCGGGGAACCATTCGATCTTGCCGCCGCTGGTGTTGACGGCCTTGGCGAGGATGGCGTGCTGGGCTGGGGTGAGTTGGGTGGTGGTCATGATCTGCTCCTTCGGGGTGGTGGATGACGATGTGATGAACGCGCTGTTCGGGAGTGAAGCCAAGCGCTTTCCGCTTGGCTTCGTGGGTTTCCGATCAGTCCTTGGCGATCTCCGCTTCCGTGGGTTCCGGCAAGGAAATCCCGACCTCGATACCCGCCTTGAAGGCCGCTTCCAGCGCGTCCCGGATGCACCACACCGCCGTGTCGTGGAAGTCCAGGCTGTCGGCGTGGCGGGTTTGCAGGGTGTCGATGCCCAGGTGCTTCTGGGCGATCAGGGTGAGGATGGTGTCGATCTGGCTCATGGCGTGTTCCTTTCGGTGTGTGGTTGGCGTGACGTGATGAACGCGCTGTTCCCGATGGAAGCCAAGCTCAATCCGAAGGAATGAAGAACAAATGATTGAAGAAGGTGACGATGGGACTCTCGATTCGCGCCTACGCGCGCCACCGTGGCGTGTCGCACGTGGCCGTGAAGAAGGCCATCGACACCGGGCGGATCACCGCACTGCCTGACGGCACGATTGATCCGGATGCGGCGGACGCGCAGTGGGCACAAAACACATTGCAGCCACGCCGGGTCGTCGAACCGGCGAAAGCCAGCCAGCCGAAGACGCGGCCTGCGCCCACGACTACCGATGCCACGCCGCCGCGCGAGCCGTCCGAACCGAGCGCGCCGCCGTTGTCAGCGGGTGGTACGTCGCTGCTGCAGGCGCGCACCGTCAACGAAGTGCTCAAGGCCCAGCTCAACAAGGTGGAGCTGGCACACCGCAAGAAGGAACTGGTGGATCGAGCGCAGGCCGTGGCCCACGTTTTCAAACTGGCGCGCATCGAGCGCGATGCGTGGCTCAACTGGCCCGCGCGTATCTCTGGGCAGATGGCCTCTGCGCTTGGCGTCGACGCGCACACGATGCACGTCACGCTGGAAGCCGCCGTGCGCGAACACCTGATCGAACTGGGCGAGCTGCGCCCGCGTGTGGATTGATGACGATGGACGATTACGAAGGCGCACAGGAGATCGAACGCGCGTGGCGCGACGGCTTGACGCCAGATCCGCTGCTCACCGTCTCGGAATGGTCGGATCGCCACCGGATGCTTTCCAGCAAGGCGTCCGCCGAACCGGGCCGCTGGCGCACCAGCCGCACGCCGTACCTGAAGGCGATCATGGATTGCCTGTCGCCGACCTCGCCGGTCGAGCGCGTGGTGTTCATGAAGGCCGCGCAGCTTGGCGCGACCGAGATGGGTAGCAACTGGATCGGCTACGTCATCCACCACGCGCCGGGGCCGATGATGGCCGTGTGGCCGACGGTGGAGATGGCCAAGCGCAACTCCAAGCAGCGCATCGACCCGCTGATCGAGGAGTCGGCGGCGCTGGCCGAACTGATCGCGCCCGCACGTAGCCGCGATTCGGGCAACACGATTCTGGCGAAGGAGTTCCGGGGCGGTGTGCTGGTGATGACGGGCGCAAACAGCGCGGTCGGCCTGCGCTCGATGCCGGTGCGGTATTTGTTTCTCGACGAGGTGGATGGCTACCCGCTGGACGTCGAGGGTGAAGGCGATGCGATCTCGCTGGCCGAGGCGCGCACGCGCACCTTCGCGCGCCGCAAGATCTTCATCGTCTCAACGCCGACGATCTCCGGGGCGAGCGCCATCGAACGCGAGTACGAGGCCTCAGATCAGCGTCGCTACTTCGTGCCGTGCCCACATTGCTCGCACCGGCAGTGGCTGCGCTTCGAGCAGCTGCGCTGGGACAAGGGCGCGCCGGAAACGGCGGCCTACATCTGCGAGGCCTGTGACACCGCGATTGCCGAGCACCACAAGACGTGGATGCTGGAGCGCGGTGAATGGCGGGCGATGGCCGAGGGCAAGACGGCAGGTTTTCACCTGTCGTCGTTGTACAGCCCGGTGGGCTGGCGTTCGTGGCGCGACATCGCCGCCGCGTGGGAAGCCGCCGTCAACAAGGAGTCGGGATCGGCCGCCGCGATCAAGACC